GGATAATAAACCTTAACCGCTGCTTGCCTTTCTTTGCACGTTGCTTTATACCTACTAACCCTAAGTTATTGCAAGTGTTTTAGAAAGCGTATAGCTCTTCGCTATTGACAATGTCGGGAAAGTCCTTTGTTATTCAAACCGAGTGTGAGGGGGTCGGACGTCGAGGTCTTGTCAGTGCGTCCGTGATGGAGTTTTATTTCATCATTGGTGTTGTTGAGGACGTATGTCAAGAGGTCGCAACGAGGTTGGCGTGTCTGGAAGCTGAGTTTAAGGAGTCTGGAGCTGTAGCCGCTTGCCCTGGTGGGTGGGCTTGTGCGGGCGTCAGGTTAGTAGTTGATCCTGCCTCCGTGCAGGTGAGAGCTGTTTCCACTGACGTGTCGTTAGATGGGTCCCTGCGTACACTGCGATGCAAGGCGCGTGCCATAGTGGCAATTGCACCGAGTGATCAAACAGACAGGATTGGACCAATCTTTGACGCTGCAGTACAAGTCGCTCAGAGGGAGCTTGGGGTGTTGGGCGTGGTTGGTTTGGCACGGCTCGCCGTCTCTTGGCACGGTATGGCTGAGCAGGTTCGAGTGCTAAAACCAGGAGAGGGGAGCGAGAAAGACACGTAGGGTCCGAAGGGTCGGTTTGGGTAGTCGAGGGTCTTGTGGGGAGGATTTGGAGTGTTGTTTTTTGTTTGTGCTGTTTTTTTGCACTTCCCCTGCTGATTCCTTGTTTGCACTTGTTTTTCCTATGCAACACGCCGGTTGGTTATCAAGCGTTCAACAACTAACCCTTGGTTGTTCGCTTGGTCTCTCCTTCCGTGCGTTATTAGGTTTCTCTTGCGTAAACATTTAATTGTCTGGGGTAGTGCAGGTTTGTGTTGAAGGCGTAGACGTAAGGCAGTGGTACAGTCGTGTGTCAGTAATTGCCACATAGTCTGGTAGCACCCAGGCAGCATTAGCGCCGCGAGCGGGTTCGTCCTTCTCGGGGAAGCAACTTGTTGCCTGTGTGAGGGGGG